GAAGATATTAGAACTACAGCAACGCAGCAAGGAATGGTTTGAAGCCCGCCTTGGCGTCATCACTGGATCGAGAGCCAAGAGCGTGTTCTCAAAAAACAACCTCCCATTTATTGATGAGCTTATCGCAGAGCGCCTCACGGGTGTTATCCCCGAGGGTTTTACCTCTGATGCAATGCGCCACGGCATACTCTATGAGCCCGAAGCCATCAGAGTATATGAGGAGACAACGGGGAGGATAGTTGATGAGATAGGCTTCTGCGTGCATAACGACCACCCATTCATTGCTGTATCTCCCGACGGCCTTATCAATGTCGGTGGAAAGTACAAAGGTGCCGTTGAGGTGAAGTGCCCAAGCAGTAAAAAGCATATAGAATATATGCGCATTGGTAGGGTACCAACGGAGTACAAATACCAAGTCATCCACTACTTCGTGGTCAATGAAGATTTGGAGTGGTTAGATTTTGTATCTTATGACCCGCGTTTAAAGAACTGCAAGCTACACGTTTACCGTGTGCTTCGTGAGAATATCGCCAATGACATCAGCGAGGCCCTGGATGCTTACCTTAAGTTCTACGATAAACTGAAGAAGTACGAAGATGGTATACTCGGAGAATGATTTAAAAGCCCTATGCTGGGAAGAGGCCAAGGTCTACTTCGATGCAATGGATCGCAGCCACATCTCAAGAATGATTGAACACGCCGTAAGAAAACAATATGCAAATACCGAAGAACCTAAAGGAGCTGAGTGAGCTTGCTACAAAGCTCAAGATGGAGAAGCACCCCGACTTCCCGCCACACGCATTGGTAAAGAAGCGCTTTAAAGACACCACCGCTAATGACCTCACCAAGACCATAATATGGGATATGTACCACGTTAGAGAAGGTGTGGCCTACCGCATCAACAATGGTGCAGTATATGATGCAAAGAAGCGCACCTACCGAGCGGGAGTGCAGCGCAAGGGTGTTCCTGATATCATCGGAATCATTGGCGGCCGCTTCATAGGTATAGAGGTGAAGATTGGTAAAGACCGACAAAGCGCTGACCAAAAGGAGATAGAGAAAGAAATCAATGCCGCTGGCGGTGTGTATTTCATTGCGAAATCCTACGATGACTACCTAAACAAAATCAATGAAGTCGCACATAACTGATGGGGCAACCTCTGAACTGCAAGTAGCTGCTCTATTATTAGAGCACGGCTGGGCCGTTGCGTTTCCTTTTACACACCAAAACCCGTTCGATCTTATCATCTATAAAGACGGTAAGGTAAAAACGGTGCAAGTGAAAAGCGGAACGTTTGCCGAAAACCAGCACACGGTAATTAAAGCCGACTTCAACTACTATGCTGAGGTGGACTACATCATACTGCACGATAGGGTACAACATCAGTTTTATATCTTCAGCAAGGGGGAGCTGAATGGCCGCCGCACGGTAACAATGAACCCCAAGAGACACACACAACAGCTCAACAACTGGAAACGAATTAAATGAACACAACCACAATAGCGAAAAAGTACCTCGCCCACGGCTTTAGCCCTATTCCCCTCATTGATGGGGAGAAGCGCCCGAGCATCAGAAACTGGCAGCAGTATGGTGAGGAGCCGATGGGACTGCAAGAGGCGGAGAGCCTCTTTCAAAATACGGGAAGCATCGGCCTTGTGATGGGCTTCGATGGCATCCAATGCCTTGATATTGATGCCAAGCACTTTAGAGGCACGGAGTACGAAACCTTTTGCGAGAGGCTCGAGGAGGAAGCACCTGGCCTCAAGGATAAGATGATTATACAAACGACCCGCAGCGGTGGGTTCCATTGGATATTTAAGTGCGATGAGATAGCGGGCAACCAAAAGCTCGCACGCAATATAGATGGTGAGGTGACCTTTGAAACGAGAGGCCGAGGTGGTCAAATCGTTACCTACCCAAGCAAAGGGTATAAGATACTCGGGAAGATAACCAACGTGAAGCGAATCAGCCCCGTGGAGCGCGACGTTGTCTTCCGAGTAGCCCGTACAATGGATGAGATGCAAAAGGAGGTGGTTGTAGAAAGCAAGCGCATCGGAGATATTGAAACGCAAGACCAAACGCCGTGGGGTGAGTTCAGAGCAACGCATACCGCTCTTGATATCTTACAGCGCTACGGCTGGACTATTGTAGGGGAAAGCAGCAAGTACATCTATCTGCTGCGCCCTGGATCAACGGACAGCAAAACAAGTGGTGTGATATTTAAAGATACGGAGTTGTTTTGGCCGTGGACAACAAGCAGCGCCTTTGAAGCGGAAATACCCTACGATGGATTCCAATGCTACGCCTTATTAGAGCACGGTGGTAGCTTTGATGAGGCCATAAAAGATATAAGAACGCAAGGCTACGGCAAGCGCTATGAGCTGAACAGCCCTAACGATTTTAACATAGATTTAGATGATGAAGAAGTACAAGAAGAAATGGGCCAGCTACTGGCAAAGCTACGGGTTGACTCTACTATTGAGGTCACCCAACCTCCTAAAGCTCTTGAGATGGTTTTTGGTCAAAAAAGCTATATCATCGGCTCGCTGGGAAACTTTAGTCTCGTGCAAGGAAAAGCGAAGAGCCGCAAGAGTTTCTTTTTATCAGCACTCGCTGCGGCAGCGTCATCAGACTCAATGGTATGTGAACACCTCCGAGGGTACATCTACCCGCGTAAAGTCATATATATTGACACCGAGCAAGGTGACTTCCACGCCGCTAAAGCAAAGAAGAGGACGCAAGAGATGGCTGGACTTCAAGGCAACCTCAACTACGACCACATCGAATACATCAAGCTGCGCAGCCTGGATTCAAACGCGCTCCGACTCGCTGCAATAGATTACATCTTTAGAACGGAGGAGAACATCGGATATATGGTCATTGATGGTATTGCTGATGTAGCCTCAAAGGGTGTGAATGATGAGGAGGAAGCCACAGCTATAGCCTCGAAGCTCCTCAAGTGGACGGCAGAGTACAACTGCCACATCACCGTTGTACTGCACGAGAATAAGAATGATAGAAACGCTAAAGGACATCTTGGGCAGTATATCGTGCAGAAGAGCGAGAGCACCTTCAGCGCTACGAAGAGCCAAAACAATAGAGACATCACTGAAATCACTCCCGAGTATACAAGGAACATAGAACCGCCAGCTATAGAGATGAGTATTGGTGGCTTTGATCTTGTTGAGTTCTCAGAGATAGAGGTTGATGAGTTCTACAACAAGACACGCGTTTGGACTGATGAGGACAAGCACCGCATTGCCGCTAAGATATTAGGCAAGAGCAAGGGCGATGCTGCGGCCTTCATCCGCGATACGGAGGACTGCAAGCGTAAGGATGCTGAAAAGGTTTTGGCATTGATGGAAGAAAATAGTATAATACATTGGGAAGGTAAGCGCCCCAAGATTGTAGCGCTTGGCCCTAATGATGGGGAAGACCCTATTGATTTATGATAACGGTAAACAGCTTAAGCGGAGGTAAAACCTCCTCATATATTGCAGCACACTATCCAGCGGACTATGATGTATTCTCTTTGGTGCGCATTGAGGATACCAACTGCAAGTTCCCCGATGAGAAAATCCGCAAGGAGGTAGAGGATAGAATCCAAGCGCCATTCATTGGTACAGCAGAAGATGATACTATCATCTACACAATGCTTGACCTTGAGCAGTACATTGGTAGACCCATCACTTGGGTCACGGGTAAGACCTTTGACCAAATAACTACAAGAAAAGATAAGGTGTATCTTCCAAACAAGGTACAAAGGTTCTGCACCGTTGAGATGAAAATAGAGCCTATGTTCTACTGGTGGGCAGAGAATATCGGCGAGCCAATAGAAACAAGAATAGGCTTTAGAGCCAATGAGATGCGCAGAGCAAAGAATATGCTTGAGCGCTGTAATGAGGATGGCCTCAGTGTATTTAAAGCAACCTTTGAGAAGCACAAGAGCGGAAGAAACAAATGGGAAGATGTGCCCTACCAAAAGCCAGTATTTCCTTTAATAGATAGCGGTATCTTTAAGGATAACGTTGAGCAGTATTGGATCGATAAGCCCGTGCGCTTTGCTTGGATGAACAACTGCGTTGGATGCTTTCATAAGAACCCATTGCTTTTAAAGAAGATGTGGGAGAAGCACCCAAACAAATTGGAGTGGTTTGCCAAGAGAGAGCGTGAGAGTATTAACGGCGCAACCTGGCGCTCTGACGTTACTTATGATGAGGTAAAGTCTTGGAACAGCCAATTCGACCTCTTTGATGATGATTTTAACGAATGCGACAGCGGATACTGCGGATTATGATAGACTTAAAGATAAGGAACAAGATAGCACAGCTCATAGTGGATATGTCCATTGGTGAGAAGAAGCCTATAAGAAAGAGGGAGATGCTCCCGCTGATTAAAGAGGTAAACAACACAGCAATCATCGGCCACGCCATCCGCTTTGTAAAGGATGAACGCACTGGTGAGGTTACACACATCAAGAAGTATAGAAAAACCGCCTTAGAAAAAAGAGTAGAGAATGAAACGTGAATGCATCAAGTGTAAGAAGAAGCACCCCATTGAGGACTTCTACCCATTAGAGAAGGGTAGAGACGGCAGAAGAGCGCGCTGCAAGTATTGCGAGAAAGAGTACCGCGATGCGAATAAGAAGCCCGTGATGCCCCGCGATGGTCAGCCCTTTGTACTTGATACCAATACGGTACACAACCATTTCTACATCCACTTTGGATTCACTGAGTACCGCTACAACCCATCAGAGTGGAGCGAGCGTGCTAAGTACATCATAGATAAAACAATAACAACAACAACTAAAAACAACAAGCTATGACATTTCCCGACAGCTACCTTGATGATGGCAACCCGTGGACTACGGACAGCGAATGCTGCGCAGAGTGCGGCAAAGAAACTGAGAACTATGCACTGATTGATTCAGAACCAGTGTGCCAAGACTGCGAGCATAGTGTCTACTAAGATCAATCAACTCGACCTCTTCAGTGGTATCGGAGGATTCCACCTTGGCTTTGAGCGTGCTGGCTTTGAGGTTACGAGTTACTTCTCGGAAATAGACAAGCACGCGGTAGCGGTATATCAACACCAATTTAAAAACGCAACCTATGTCGGTTCAGTTACTGATGTTCGAGGAGCAGAGCTGCCCAACATCGACCTCATCACTTTCGGTTCTCCTTGCCAAGACTTTAGCCTCGCTGGAAAGCGTAAAGGGATGGACGGAGAACGAAGTAGCCTTATCCTTGAAGCAATACGGCTTATCACCGAATGCAGACCACGAGCTTTTGTGTGGGAGAATGTTAAAGGAACATTCAGCAGCAATGATGGCGAAGACTTTGCGGCAATCCTCCAAGCCTTTGCCAACATTGGGGGCTATCGACTTGAATGGCAATTGCTTAATACATCGTGGTTTCTACCTCAAAACCGAGAGCGCATCTACCTTGTCGGATATTCTACAGCACCCAGCGGAGATTGGGGAGGAGTTTTTCCTATCGGAGAGTCAAGTAGAGAGCCTCACCAGCGGCCCGCAGAAGTCGCATCTGCACTACAGCATCCTGGACACAGCGGAGGAAACTACCGAGGAATGAATATGATAGCCGAGCCGCTAAAGATTAAAGTAGCCAATAAGAAAGGATACCAAGAGGCTGAAGATGGTGATGCAATACGGTTGTATCAACCCAACAGCGAAACGCAAAGAGGAAGAGTAGGCAAAGGTGTTGCACACACATTAGAGACTACTGGGCAGCAAGGTGTGGTTAATGATTACCGCATCCGTAGGCTCACACCTATAGAGTGCGAACGCTTACAAGGGTTCCCTGATAACCATACCGAGTATGGCATCTATGATGGTGAGGTGAAGAAGATGAGCAACACACAACGCTACAAGCAATGCGGCAATGCAGTTACCGTTGATGTAGTCAAGGCAGTAGCAGAGCAACTAATACCTATCTACAATGCCTAACTCACCGAAAAGAAAGCAGCGCCCCTGGCTCCAAGGCAGTCAGCAGCACAGCCAAGATCGTAAGGAGCGCAACAAGTTCTACAACACTACAAGGTGGCGTAAGCTGCGTGGTATGTTCATCAAAGAGCAGCCGCTGTGTATTGAATGCAATGGTATTGGTGAGGTTGTTGACCACATCACACCCATTAGATTAGGAGGCGATGAGTTAAGCTGGGACAACCTACAAACGATGTGCCATAGGTGCCACAACATTAAGAGCGGAAAGGAGGCACACCTATGAACGAGGAGAAGCTATTCAACTACATCAAGGCGAAGTACATTGATGACCTACAACCAACACAAGGGT